CCGCCACCGCCGCCGGCACCAACGATCAGATCATCCATCAGGTTGGCACCTCTTCTGTATTGATACCAGCCGACAGCACGACGCTGCCGACGATGGTCTCTCCGTAAACGATAGGTACGGGTACACCTTGACGGCTCACGTTTTGGATGCCGCTGAAGCTGTAAGACTTGCGTGGATCGTTTGGTGTATCAGGTCCGGCAGCTTGCTGCGTTGGTGTTGGTGTCAGCAGTTGAGCGACGCCGCCGAGAACAAGAGCTGATCCAACGCCAACCAGTAATTGCACACCTAAGGCTCCAATGCCCGGCACAAACAGCCCAACAGCGACAAGCACCACTCCAGCAATAATGCGCCCGACTGCACCGGCACCAGCCATCACCGGCACAATCCTGATCGGTTCGCCGCCATTCACTGGGTACGTCAACTGTTCCGGTTCAGCGCCAGCTTCCAGCTCAAAACGCCCCACGCTCACCTTGTAGTGGCGTTCACTCATGTGCGCTTCAATGCCGGGGAAATTGGCGATCAAAAAACGCACTGCCTCAGCCGGTGACTTCACGTCCGCCATGAAGCTCCGCGCCCCAAGGAACTTCGCCAGGCTGCCGTATACCTTGATCGGTCTCAACATCAGCGGCACCTACTGGAGTGTCTGAGCACGCGCCCCGTGTTCTTCTGATAGTAGCCACCAAACACGTCGCGGGAACTTAATCGACCACGGATGTGATGCAGCACCATCTGATCGCCAACGTAGACACCGCAATGGTTTAGACCCGGTGAATCCAGCGACATCAGCAGCGCGTCGCCCACCTGGATCGGTTGCTCGCCAATGTCCACAAAGCCCGTCTCCTCGAAGCACTGCTCAAACATCGGCGCGATGTTGAACTGCACTGGATCGTGTGGGCGCTGCCAGTCACGCAGCTTTAAGCCCCACTCCTCTTGATACCAGTCACGCACCAGCGTCCAGCAATCCGATACGCCCCACACCCACTGGCGACCGATCAGCGGCGCCTTGTAGCCATCAGGCTTGAACTCACACCATGCTTTGCTGCCTGGATTGACGATGAACCACGGCAGCCCAGACTGCTCGCACGCCATGCGGTCTGCATCGCTCGGTACGGCAAGTGTTGTCGGGTGGCTGTGGAAGATGGCGACTACTTCACCAGCATCCTCGGCAGCAGCAAAATCCTGCGGATCAAGGATGAAGAAATCCACAGGTGTTGGCGCCAGATTGCGGCATGGCCAATACCGCTTGCGACCTTTGATGATGACCACCACGCCGCACGCTTCACGCGGCGCATCAGCCAGTGCGTGCTCTAGTGCCGAATCTTGCCACGTCATCCTGTAAATGCTCCAAGGCTGGGGAAGGATCCAAAAGGCAGCTCGAAGTTTTCACCAAAACGTGCCTTGCAACTGGTCAGGCGTTTGCCGCATACATCATCCAAGGCGTTGCCAGTCGTGACATTGATGCGTGGTTCACCCGACAGCGAGATGCCTGCAGCCCACATCACCACATTGCTTGGTGTGTACAGCACAAGGTTGCCGTCGTTTTGGATGACAGCACGATTGGCGAAGTTGGTGCAATTCGTCACCTTGAAGCTGGCGCTGACGTAGGACATCGTGCCGTTTGGTGTGTTGCGGAACGGGTTAGTGCCGCTCAGGTTGATGGCACCATTGAACACCTCATTCACGCGGAATAGCCCGGTGCTGCCAGTAACGGTCGGTGTTGGGTAGGAACCTGTGGAGCTGTCCTGCCAGCCCCAGCTTTGACCGCTCCAATGCCCAGCAGGTAACGCGGTGGATACGGCAGTGAATTGCAGCGTGATCTGCTTGGTGTCGCCGACCGTGAATGTGCGTGATTGCGTGCGGGTTTGACCAGCAAAACTAGAGGCAAGCCCCATGATTTCGTGGAAGAATGCCAGCCGGTGACCGATGTAGCCGCTTGGTGTCCATGCACGGTCAAAGTCGAAATCACCGCCACTGATCAGGAACAGGTTAAAGATCGCCTGCGATGGCGTGCCGATACTGCCCGTGCTGGTCTGCCACACCACTGCATTGCCAGCGGTATAAAGCACGAGGTTGCCGTCACTTTGCATCGTCAGCCGGTAACCGCCCGAGCCGCCTGTGTTGGTCTGCCAGACGAAACCACTATCAGCCTGCTGGTTTTTAGCGCGGATAAAGAAGTCACCAAGCGGACCAACACGAGCGATATACCAGCGGTTGGCTGATACCAGTTGCTGCTCAGAGAAAATACTCTGCCCCGCGTAGAGATTGTCAGCGCCAGCAGGAAAATCAGGTGCCGGTGCGCTGTTTAGTGGTGTGTCGTTTTCGTCGAAGTAGTTGGTGCCGGTGTAACCACATTCCGGTCCGCGATACTGCCATTGGCAGACGTTGGCGATGCACTGCCGTTTTGGTGCCCGTACACCAGCAAGGTCAAAAGCAGCCGCCAGCTCGAACTCTACAAAGTCGCGGTTCTCGGCAACCTTGCGATCGACGTAATAGATCTCTTGCGGCGCTTCGCTTTCTGGATCTGTCACGCCGTAAGGGTTGACGCCACCATCAAAGTTCTCGCCGTCAAGGAAACGGCTCAACGTGCGGATCCTGATGAACTTCGCACCAGTCAGGTCATTGCCCGGCGTTGTCTCATTTACGTTGATCATGATCGCTGAGACGGTGCTCAGCAGGTTTGCCACGCGCACCTTGGGACGCGGCAGTTGACCGTTGCCCGTGTACTCAAACCCATCTGCCTCGATGGGCATTGCCATGTAGCTGTAGCCATTCCACTTGATGTCACCGGTAGCAGTGAACTTGCCGTTGCCGCCGTTGTGGAAGCGATAGATCTCGTTGGTGCCATGCAGCGCCGTGACGAGATGCAGTTCGTATAGGTCGATGATCGCAAACGGTGAGCTTTTAATCAGCTCATCAAACATCACGGTCATAGGTCGATCACCTCGCGGAAGGTGGCGTTAATCGTAAATCTGCCAACTGCGTTAATTGTTGATCCGTAATCCTCGCAAACAAAAACCTTGCTGTTGCCCTCTGGTGTTGTCCAGTTGAACTGCTCCACGCCGGCGCGAGCTGTTAGGAAGTTGATAATTTCACCGCGCTCAGTGCTTGTTGCGTTTTCAAACGTCAGGTTCCACGTTTCAAAGATCGTGCGTAGACCATACCGCAAGCGTTGTTCGTAGCCGTCGCCAAACTTGACCGTGCGCACATTTGGCTTGGTCGTTTGCTGAGCGCCGTAAGACGGGATCCAAGTAAAGGTAGTAGCTGCCATGGTTACACGCCCAGGGTGATGGTGCCGTTGGTCACAAAGGTGCAGGAGATCCTTTGTACGTCGTCGGCATTACTGCCGTAATCAGCACTATCAATTACGCCGGTAAACGTGATCTTTTTGTCGCCTTCGGTATCAAGGTACAACTCAAATGCTGCATCACCAGGATCATTAATGCGGTTGACTGCTGTGATCAGATCGGTGTTTGTGCCGTCGTAAAGCACCTCAATCGTGCCAGAGCCGGAGATAATCGCGCCAGCGTTTTTCTGGTATGTATCACCGACGCGGGTGGTGGTCACGATATCCTTTTTGACGGACATGGACCACTGCGTCACTTGCGTGACAGTTGCAGCCGTACCACCAGTGGGGTGGAACTTAACGGAGCCTTGGTAGCCGTGGTAGTAGGTCATTAGACGGCGAGGAGGCCACCAGGGCGCTTCTGTTTGATCAGCTCTTGTTGGACGGCAGCAGAGATTGCAGCGCCAAGGCGTTTACTGTCTGGTGCGTTGCCTTCCACAGAACTGCCTCGGGCGTCAACGTTCACTACTACGTTAGTCTGCCCGCCACCGCCAAGCTCATCGTTGGGAACAATGGTGCCTGAACGCCCTGGTACGAACAGCTCGGGACCGCGTTCGCCCACGATGTAAGGCGAGCCACTGCTAACGCTTCCGCCATTTGCCCTTGCGCCAACGGCTAACCCAGGGATCACTGTCTTTAATGCTCCTGCACCTGTTAAATTTTTGCCTGCGGTTGCGAATGCGCCGCCGCCGCCGCCCAATGCATTGAATAACTGTTGAAGCAAAATTAAGGTCAACTGTTTGGCGATAATTTCTGCAGCCATTGCAATAAATGCCTGACTAATTCGCTGGAACGCATCCGCCAAAGCTTCTTGCGTAGTTTTTGCTCCGCTAGCGACATCTTGAAATGCGCCACCAAAAGCTTGCCCTATCGCATTTGCGCCATTTACGATGGAATCAATTTGCAACTGCAGTGGGTCAAGTTCTGTCTGAAGCTGAGCGATAGCGTCACTTAAACCTCCAGTCAAGCTACCATTGCCTGCTACGCCAAACTCTGTTTCGCCAAGCGCCTTTTTGAACAGCTTGTCTGCTTCCTCTGCTTGTCTTTTAAGGGCTTCGGTTTGCAGGTCAATAATCTCTAGCCTGCGGATTTCATCATTGAGCTGGCTTAGGTTAGTTTGCTGCTCTGTGTTCTTCAGCTCTGCAATCTGCTTAGCGCGGTCTTCGTAGTCAAACTGGATTTGCAGCCGCTTCTGCTCAATCTCATTTGCCTCGCCTAGCAGCAATACTTGGCGCGAGAACTCAGTGCCAAGCCTGTCGCCTAGCTCAAGTGAACGCTGGATTTCTTGCGCAAGCTTTTCTGCTTCACGTGCTGCTTTGTCAATACCAGACTTGCCCTTCCCTTTACCTGCGGTGCCGGCGCCAAGTGGTGGCAATGCACGCTGCCCTTGCGGCGCTGTGGCTTGCGGCTTGACCTGTCCGGTGCGAATGCCAAACGACTCGATTAGATCGCGTTCGCGTTGGGCGGCGATTTCTTGGATTTGACGCCCGCGCTCAAAGTTATTTGCTATGCGCCTGCCAGTTTGCGCATTTCTGCCAACAATATCTACTGCTTCGTCTAACGCCTGATCAAGTATTTGCTTCCGTGCGCGTTGATCTAGCCCGAACGACCTTGCCCTGGCTCCAGTGTTCAGCAGTTGGTTAATTGTATTGATTGCAAATATCGCCTCATTGAGCACCGCCTTAATTGCTGGCGTCAATGCCGTGCCAATGGTCCTTGCTAGCCCTTCAATGCCATCCTGCAGCGTACTAAACCGTCCGTTCAGCGTGTCACTTTGAGCGATAGCGCCATTGGCGTATTTGCCGCCAGCATTGGTAAGACTTTGAATCGCAAACTCAACTGCTTCGGCGCTGATTTTGCCCTTGCTTAGTGCGTCTTGAAATTCTTCGCCGCTTAGGTTGTACTGCTTACGCAGTTCTTGCTGCAGCGCAACGCCACGTTCTTGGAACTGCAGCAGCTCCTCACCTTGCAGTCTGCCTTTAGCTTGCACCTGCCCGTAGGCGGTAACTAGTCCTTGCAGCTCGGCGCCGGTTGCGCCGCTAACATCTGCCAGCCTGCGCGTGGTTTCTACAACCTTGTCAGCCTCAACGCCAAATGCCTGCAAGCGCTTGGCTGAGTCAATCAGTTCCGAACTGGTAAACGGCGTGACAGCACCAAGCTGTTGCAGCTCCTTGATGATCTGCCCAGCTTTTTCTGCGCTGCCTGTTAGCACCTGCAGACTGCGTGCTTGGCTTTCTAACTCAGCAGTTTTGACAAAAACAAACCGTGCAGCTTGGATGACCCCAAGCGCAGCAGCAAGCTTGCGAACAGCGGCGCCAAGATTACCAACCGCACGTTCTGTTGCTTGCGACTGCGACTGCACCTGCCGCAGTTTGGTAACTGCCTGGCGGCTGTCGACGTTAATAGCAACGTTGGCGACAACCGACACGATCTACCTACGGCGTTGCTTCATTCTACGTTCCTGCTCTTCGTTCTGAAGCTCGAAGTAACTGGAC